TATGACTTAGATGATGTGTCTTATTTGGCTGACGGCAGAACGCTGAATTTTCCACTCAGATATAATACATCGAATGTATCTGTTAGAGATGTATCAAGTTTGATGGTGATTGTAAATGGTACAATACAAAAACCCTATGCAAATACTTATGGTTCAAACACTTGGATAACTAACATATATGCACCTGATGGTGGTTATATGTTAGATAGTGATGGCACAATTCGTTTCTCTGAACCCGTACCGAATGGCTCAACAATTCAAATAAGAGTTGTTCCAAGCATTGCTAACACCGTACAAAGAACATATCCTTACCGACCAATTGATGTTATGGTCGGTGACTAAAAGACTAAATAGTAGAGATTTTCAAAAAATAAACGATTACCCAATCATTTGGAGTCAAAATGGCTAGAAAAGTATTATCTGATACATATTATTCGTTCACCCCGTCAAGCAGAACGATTGTATTCAATCAAATCATTCAAAGAGAAAGATTCGTTCTCATTACGAATCTCAACACAAATCAGGTAATCTATAACTTTTCAGATCCTAATCTGAAAATTACCTCGTATTCAACATCGACAAATACATCCACTGGAGTGGCGACAACAAGTATCGTTCTTCAGTACAACACCGCTTCGATGTCGGCGACGGATGATTTGCAGGTTGTTATTGATGAGTTTGAAGAAACGTTCAAGCCTTCCGAACTTTACACCGACCCAGTAAATAAATTTAGAACAAGTCAACCACAAGCACTGATTGATACTGATTTTGAATATTCGACTCAATCGACAAAATGGGAAACATTGTCACTTGTCAATAATCGACCATATGCATACCAGAATACAAGTGCTAACACCATTCTCTCTGTTGGTGGTCCACTAATTGTTACAGCAATTGCAGTCAACTCTAACTCCAATATTGTTACTGTTTATACGGCAAATACTCCAGCAGTAAATACTCCAGTTTTTGTAACTGACACTGCATGGGGTCCTGCTGACGGTACATTTATGGTCGATTCTGTAACTCCTGGACATGCAATTCGTTATGTAACAAAACAGCGTTATATCAATACAGCAGCAGGCGTAGCAAACGTCAACATCAATATTCCTGGTGTAAGTGCAGTTGCTAATGGTTCGGTTTATACACGTGCTAATATCGGTATTGCAAATATCAACTTTACTGGTGTATTTGCAAACGGTCAAATTACAACAGTACAGCCACATGGTCTTTCATTAGGTAATGAAGTCATTATTCAAGGTGCATTTGCGGCAACTTCAGGCACACCTAATGGTACATACACAATTACTGGTGTTTACTCAAATACTGTTTTTCGAATTGATTCTAATGTGGCACCAGTTAGTGCAACAGGTATTACTTCAACACTTGCAAACTTGTTTTCATCTGGTCGTTCAACTGTTGTACACCGTGCATATGATGGTGGTGTTGAATTTGGTACAGCGGCAGAAGGTCACAATAACCAGTTGATTCGTCAGACACGCCGTTACTTCCGTTATCAGTCCGGTAAAGGCATTCAAATGTCAACTGGCACATTGATGAAACCAGCAATGCGTGTTGATAGTATCACAAGCTCTGGTGTGGTTGTAACAGTCAAGACAAAAGAACCACACTTCTTAGACGCCAATGTTTCAATTAATGTTTCAAATTGTTTAGAAACAGGATATAATGGTACATTCAACGTAAGTGAAACACTTGATCCATATACTTTCCGATACATCGCAAACAGCACACCATCATCTTCTACTGCAACAGGACTTTATCGTATTGCAGTAAATAATTGGTTTGGCGCAATCAATCGTGTTGGTATGTTTGATGATCAAAACGGTTTGTTCTTTGAATATGATGGTACAACGTTGTCTGCTGTAAGACGTTCTTCATCACGCCAACTTTCTGGTTATATCAGTGCAAATACTTCTAATACTCAAATTGATGGTGTAACGGTCAACGGTGTAACAACTAAGTTTTCAACTGAACTTGAAGTTGGTGATTATATCGTTATCAAAGGTATGTCGTATCGTGTTATTCAAATTGTCTCTGACACCAGATTGCATATTTCTCCAGAATATCGTGGAGAAACACCACTTCTACAAGCTGTAGCAAACAAAACAATCGATTATCGTTATCCACAAAACACATGGAACATTGATCGTTGTGATGGAACTGGACCTTCTGGATATAATATAGACTTGGGTAGAATGCAAATGTTGTATTTGGACTACTCATGGTATGGTGCTGGTTTTGTTCGTTGGGGATTCCGTGGTACGGATGGTAATATTATTTACTGCCATAAAGTGGTAAATAATAATGTAAACTATGAAGCATATATGCGTTCAGGTAACTTGCCTGCACGTTATGAAACTAATACATTCTCACGCAGAACCAGACTTCAAGCAACACTTGCTTCTGGTGATAGCACAATGAATGTTGCAAATGCTTCTGCTTTCCCAACAGCAGGTACATTATGGGTTTATGGTGGACCTGGTGGTTTGAGTGAGTTTGTTAGCTATAATGGCGTTTCAAATAATTCACCATCTGGATGGACATTCAACAATCTTACACGTGGTCAGTCAGGTGCTACAATCAACTGTATCATGTCTACGACAAGTACAGTAATGAACTTGGTAGCTGGTCAATCAACAACTGGCATTCAACCTGGAATGTATGTAAGCAATGCTAATATTCCTGGTACAGCAATTATTACTTCAGTTACACCCGGCGTATCGATTCAGCTTTCACAAGCACCACAGATTGGTGGTACAGGTCTTGTAACGTTTATTCCTATGGGTAACACGGCACAAACGTTTACTTTCTCGTCAACATCACCCACTACGGTTGAACTTCATGCACCAGGTTATTCACCAAGATTGAGTCATTGGGGTACTTCTGTAATTATGGATGGTCGTTACGATGATGATAAATCTTTTGTGTTTACACAAGGTATGTCAATCGCAAGAAGTGTTCCAGCAGGTCAGCGTATGGCACTACAGAGTTTCCGAATCGCACCATCAGTAAGCAACGGTGTTCCTGGTTCAAGACTTGGTGATCGTGAAATTATCAATCGTATGCAGATGATTTTGCGTCAAATGGACCTTCTTTCTGGCGGTCAGTTCTTGATTGAAATTCTTTTGAATCCTTCTACAGCAAACGCAACTCCACAATGGGCATCAGTTGGTGGTTCAAGTCTTGTTCAATATGTCAACCATGGACCTGATACCAGAGTTGAAAACGGTGAAGTCGTTTATGGTTTCTTCACCAACTCATCTGGTGGTTCAAGTAACTTGACAACAACCTCAGTTGAACTGAACCTTGTTCGTGATTTGGGTAACAGCATACTTGGAGGTGGTGTTTTAGATCCAACTAGAGGTTTCTATCCAGATGGACCTGACATCATTACAATTTGTGCCCGAAATGTTGGTTCAGCGGCAGCATCTATTTTCTCTAGACTGTCGTGGACAGAAGCACAAGCATAAATGTTATCAGTAACTACGCTACCAATACTGCAAGCCGTAAATGAAAACAAAGAATTTTATTTCGGCTTGCAGCCAGGTCTGTCTGGAAGAGCAGATGTTGAATATGTAAATCGAAACATATCTTTCAACCCTGCTTCCAACACCATTACTATTGGTGTCAATTTGAATCTTGCAAGAAACACCGTCAATGGTGTGGCTATTGCTGAGTCTTCATTACCATCAACAAAGATTGCACCAATTAGTCGTTTATTGGAGAATGCATATCTCATACCAGGTTCAGCAAGTGGCAACGTGAGTATTTTTGTTCAAGACAGTGCTGTTTATTATTTGACGGGTAATACAGCAGGAAATGTTACATTCGATTTGCGTGTAAGCCCTCAAGTTCCTCTTGATAGTTTGATGGGAAACGGGCAGTCACTCACAACAGCGTTTATAGTAACACAAGGTGGTGGCGTACAATATTTGGCAAATCTTTCAATTGATGGTGTTTATCAAGCAACCAGTACAAGATGGAGTGGTAATAGCCGACCAACTTTTAGTGCATCACTCACAAGCCAGCAGTTGGATGTTTATACTTTTACGACAATAAAAACAGGAGCTAATACTTATTCGGTTTTAGGCTCAAGAACAGCATACGGTTTTGGTTAGATAGATGATTCAAAAAGTTCGCACACCACTTATTGGTACAACAAGTATTACTGGTAACTTGGTTGCCTCTGGCGCCATTGCTGGTAATAACATCGTAGCGGGTCAGATTACTGGCAACTTGATTGCTGCCGGCGCCATTGCTGGCAATAATATCACAACAAATTCTATTCGTGGTAATAATATCGTAGCGGGTCAGATTACTGGCAATCTAATTGCAAATAACGCTGTTTCTGGAAATAACATAGTTTCACCTCCAGACATCTTTGATGATGTCTTCTTATTTGGAGGTATGTGATATGCCAGAACAAAAAGTAGAATCAGGTCGTATAGCAGATGGTGCAATTCTTGGAAATAAAATTGCAACAAACGCCGTTCGTGGTAATAACATTGTCGCCGGTACAATCACTGGCAACTTGATTGCTGCACAAACAATTACTGGTGATGACTTAGCCGATAACATTATTCGTGGTAATAACATTGTTGCTGGCACAATTACTGGTAACTTGATTGCACCACAAACAATTACTGGTGATGATTTAGCACCAAATAGTATTCGTGCTAATAACATTGTAGCAGGTCAAATTGCAAGTAACACTCTTACTTCAAATTTACAAATATCACTTACGCAAGTATTTGAAACTGCCAATGTTTTTACAACAGCAGTAGGTGGTAATGTAAATATCGATTTACAAAACAACACAGTGTATTTCTTCTCTTCAAATACTACTGCTAATGTAACTTTCAATCTAAGAGCAAACACTCAAAATACCCTTGATTCACAACTGTCTATAGGTCAATCAGTAACTACAGCAATTTTGTTGAAACAAGGTGCAACAAGATATCGTGCGAATGTTTACGTTGATGGTGTGTTACAAGCACCTTTTTATTTGGGTAATTCTGCACCTTCTTTTGCAACCACACAACAAGAATCTATTGACATATATTCGTTCAATGTTATAAAAACGGCGGCGAATACATATACAATATTAGCAGCAAACTCTAATTTCCAAAAAGCATCTAATCAGAATCCATAACTTATGGCAACTATAAACACAAGACAACAGTTCAAAGATTACTGCCTGCGTAGATTAGGTTGGCCAGTTATTGAAATTAACGTCGATGATGATCAAGTTGATGATCGTATTGATGATGCACTAAATTTTTGGCGTGATTATCACTATGATGGTACAGAAAAGCTGTACATGAAACATCAAATTACACAAGCGGACATTGACCGTCAATGGATTTATTGTCCTGATGCTGTGCAATTCGTCACAGGTATTTTTCCATTTGATCAGTCAAACGCATCAATCAACATGTTTGATTTGCGTTATCAGCTACGTTTACATGATCTATATGACTTTACATCGGTGTCATATGTGTCATATGAAATTACGATGCAACACTTACGCACATTGAATCTGCTTTTTTCTGGCACACCACAATTCAGATTCAATCGTCATCAAAATAAAGTGTTTCTTGATATTGATTGGTCAAGAGATGTTGAACCGGGAGAATGGGTTGTTGTTGAATGCTATCGCACAATTCGACCGGAAACTGTTGTGTTGACGGGTAAAGTAACAGGCTCACCATCATCAAATACCATTACTGGTTACGGTACAAAGTTTGATCAAGAGATTGTACCATTTGACTTCATTACCATTGGCGGCGAATCAAAGCAAGTTGGTAATATTGAATCTCCTACAAGTTTGACATTAGTTGGTCCACCAACACTAACTCATAATAATTCGGCGATTCAAATTGAAGGCACGACTGATGTGTGGAATGATCGTTTTCTGAAGCAATTAGCCACAGCAAAAATCAAACAACAATGGGGTAACAATCTCAAAAAATTTGAGGGTATTCAAATGCCTGGTGGAGTTACACTGAATGGTCAAAAGATTTATGATGAAGCATCACAAGAAATCAAAGAAATGGAAGAACAGATTTACATGATGGGTTCACTGCCATCGGAGATATTTACAGGCTAATGGCTACTAATTTTTATTTCAATAATTTTCCAAGCAGGCTAGCAGACGCTCCAATTACTCCGGAGCAGCTGCTAGTCGAAGACTTGGTTATTGAAGCATTGAAGATTTACGGTCTTGATGTTTATTATCTACCACGCACAACACGTGATCAAGTAGACTATCTGTTTGGTGAAGATTCACTCAAACAATATTTGACGGCACATGCCATTGAAATGTATTTGGAAAATGTCAATGGTTTTGATGGTGAACAAGACTTTATATCTAAATTTGGTTTAGAAATTCGTGATGAAGTTACAATGCTTGTCTCACGACTAAGATTTAGATATACAGTCAATGGTTATACACGACCACGTGAAGGTGATTTGGTGTATATACCTATGACTACAAGTTTTTTTGAAATTACTAGTGTAGAATCGGAAAATGATCAGGCCATGTTTTACACATTAGGTCGTGGTCGTGGTGGTAATGTATACGTATATGCATTGAAAATGAAACAGTTTTATTTTTCTAATGAAATTATCGAAACGGGTATAGCCGATGTCGATAATAATATTCGTAACTACTATCCAAAACTACGCATTTCATTGGGTTCGGGTTCAGGTAAATTTGTAAACGATGAAATTGTATATCAAGGTTCAAATCTTTCTTCTGCTACAGCACAAGCATTAGTTTATGATTTTCAACCAAATTCATATATTGATGTGTATAGAATGCAAGGTGATTTTGTTACATCAGCTAACGTAAAAGGTAATACAAGTTCTTCACAATGGACAGTCACACTTGCATCAGATGCACCAACACAAAACAGTGCATTTGAAGACATCATTGACAATGCACGAATCGAAGCGGCCAGCGATAATATCATTGACTTTACGGAAGTTAATCCGTTTGGAGAACCGTAATGCTAGGTAATGCACAGTTTTATCACCGCACCATTCGTAAGATGGTTGTTGTGTTTGGTACAATGTTCAATGACCTTGAAATTGTTCGCTATACACAATCTGGCAGTCCAAAAGAAAAACTCAAAGTACCTTTGTCTTATGGTCCTAAAGAAAGATATCTGACACAGATTACTTCTGATCCAAATTTGATCAAATCGGTCAATTCTGTTATACCGAGAATGTCATTCAATCTTGATAGTCTTGAATATGATGCAAGTCGTAAACAGATTTCTACATTACAGAATTTTGCCGCTGCTACGAATACTGGTGTTGCTACACAATATCTACCTGTACCATATAACTTCGAATTTAGTTTATCGATCTATGTTCGTAATACTGAAGATGGTACACAAATACTAGAACAAATATTACCGTTTTTCACACCAGACTTTAGTGTTGTAGTAGATTTTATTCCTCAAATGGGTCAGAAGTATACTGTACCTATCATACTCAATTCTGTTGCATCCACAGTTGAATATGAGGGTGGTATGTCTGATGGCACAACAAGAATCATTATTTGGGATTTGACATTTACTGCCAAAAGCTTTATCTGGCCACCAGTCAAATCTGGCAAAATTATTAATACCGCTAACACAAATATCAATATTGACCTTACTTCAAAAGAAATTCAAAAAGTCTATGTTGATTATGCGAATGGTAACAACGTGTTCACAACTGGTGAAACGATTCGTGACAGCGCCAATGGATTCTTCGGTACAGTAGAATACTTCAGCAATACATCACTTGGCACTTTGGTGATTACTGGCGGCAATAAGTACATACAAAGTGGCTATACACTTGTTGGTGATTATTCTGGTGCGAAATACAATGTCTCTACATTAGACACAACTTCGATCAATGCGGCTGCGGTAATTGTTGAACCCAATCCAACTACAGCCGCACCACCTGCTGATTTTGGATTTATTGAAACGATCAAAGAATGGCCTGACACATTATCATGAAAAAACTGAACAAAAATTTATCTGAAATCTTTGATGTAGAACCTATTGAAGAAAAACGAATAGAAACTTTACCCGTTGTCGTAGATGACAGCGTCAATCAAATTGATGCTGATGCTGAATTTGCTCGTACCAATATGCGTTCATTGATTGATAATGGTAACAGAGCATTGACTGAATTGGCATCAGTTGCCAATCAATCAGAATCACCAAGAGCATACGAAGTCTTAGCCACAATGATGAAAAATCTGGCTGAGATGAATAAAGATTTACTAGAGTTACAAAAAAGAAAGAAAGAGCTTGCACCTCAGTCTGAGTCTAGTAAAGGAGTCAACATAGATAAAGCAGTCTTTGTTGGCTCCACCAACGAATTACTCAAAATGATTAAAGGAAATAAATAAAATTATGGAACAACTAATCGAACAGATGAAAGTTATCTTGGGTACAAACTTTGCTTTGTACTTCAAGGCACATACCTTTCATTGGAATGTAGAGGGTCCAGACTTTGCTCAATATCACGGTTTCTTAGGAGACTTTTACGAAGCAGTGTTTGATCAGACCGATTCAATTGCTGAACACATTCGTGCGTTGAATTCGTATGCGCCAACAACTCTTGGTAGAATGAGTGAACTGTCAAAGATTACTTTTAACGTAGCGATACCTGCGCCAATCGTAATGATGTCAGAACTTGCTGCCGATAACGACAAGTTTATTATGGAACTTCGTACTGGTATTGCTGTTGCTGATGCCGCCGATGAACCTGCGGTAGGCAATTTCTTACAAGATATTTTAGACGCTCATCAAAAACATGGTTGGATGTTGAAGAGTTTCACACGCTAAATTATGGATAAATTTTATGTTTACCAACATAGAAGATTAGATGAAAATACTATTTTTTATGTTGGTAAAGGACGTGATTATCGTCACAATGAAACATCCAACAGAAACAAGTATTGGCACAATATTGTCAATAGACATGGGTTTTCTTCGGAAATTGTTTTTCACGATTTAGATGAAGAACTTGCTTTGTTAGTTGAAATTGAACTAATAGACAAGTATCGTAAATTGAACTTGAGATTAGCAAACTTAACCGATGGTGGTGAAGGAGTTTCCGGTTATAAACACACCGAAAAAACTAAATTGTTTTTAGGTGAGTTAAATAAAACCAGAACTGTTTCGGATGAGACAAAAGAAAAGTTGAGTCTGATATGGAAAGGTAAAAAAAGAAAACCTTTTACCGAAGAACATCGAAAAAAATTATCTGAATCTGCAAAAAAACAAAAACGTTCTGCTTTTTCTGAAGAGTCGAAACAAAAAATTTCTGCCTCCAATAAAGGCAAGAAAAGAACAGACGAACAGAAAAAAAGAATATCTGAGGCAACAAAATTGGCTATGAGTAAAATAAAAAATGGATGACGGCTATCTCGGAAATTCTAGGCTCAAACGAGTCGGTGTTGAAATATCCTATACAGAAGAACAACTAAAAGAAATTGTAAAATGCACCGAAGATCCGGTGTATTTTATTCGCAACTACGTCAAAATTGTCAATGTAGATAAAGGTCTTGTACCTTTTGAGATGTGGCCGTTTCAAGAAGAAATGGTCACTCAATTTCACAACAATCGTTTTGTCATCGCAAAAATGCCACGACAGGTCGGTAAGACAACTACCACTGTCGGGTATATGCTTTGGTCTGCCTTGTTCAATGAAGAATTTGTAATTGGTATTCTTGCCAACAAACTTCAACTTGCACAAGACATTCTTGCTAAGATACAGAAAGCATATGAGTATTTACCCATGTGGCTTCAGCAAGGTATCATCAACTGGAACAAACGTTCGATTGAATTAGAAAATGGCTCCAAGATTTATGCGTATGCAACGTCAGCAGCAGGTGTTCGTGGTGGCTCATACAATCTGATCTTCCTTGACGAATTTGCATTCGTGCCGCACAACATGGCAGTAGACTTTTTTACTTCTACTTACCCTGTTATTTCTTCTGGTAAAACATCTAAAGTAATTATCGTTTCTACACCGAACGGTCTGAATCTGTTCTATAAGATGTGGACAGATGC